CGATGATGAACTCTTTGCAGGTTCTTCTTACTGAAATCAGGGAATTGTGATTTAAGGGAATCAACGGAACTGACCGCGCTATTTTTAAAGGCTTCTAAGTTCCTATCTTCACTAGCGATTAATTCAGCACGTTGTTTCTCATACTCTTTTTTATCTCTTTCGTAGAGGTTTTTTGCCGCGTCATGTAGGTCTTCTATTCTTTCATCAAGTTCATCTTCATCAATCTGACCGTCATCGAAGCGCCCCTCTAGTTTTTCTATTTTTTTTGTGTAGTAATGCCTTACTACGGATTCTTTTTCCTGCTCTTTAAAGTCGAGGCCAAAGTTAATTCTTTCTCCTGCTTTTGTAAAGGCGCTATAGTAGTCCTCTCCGCTGGCGTAGGCAGAAATAGAGTCTTTTATCTCCTGTGGCAAGCTCTGTATCCCCTCGTTCATGTCTTGCAGGTCTCTGGATACTTCTGCTGCCTTTTGCGAGTCCTTCCTCCAGTTGTCAACAGAATTAAAGAAGGTGTCAGCGTCTTTAATAGCATAATTTTTTTCAATGAACTTTTCAAATTTTTCGTCCACCTCTAGGTCAATAGGCGCTCTCTTCGGCTTTTTGCTTTTGTTTAGCCCGAATACATCATCATCATCCTCGACTTCCTCTTCCTCTTCTGCCTGTTGTTTTACAGCCCCTTCCTTTTTCCCTTCTTTGCCCTTCTCTTCTTCGTCTTCTTCATCATCTTCTTCTTCGTCTGTGTCTTCGTTTTTGGCTTTTACCTTACCTACGGTTTCCATTAGGTTCTTATATTCTGGCATTTCACGAATAGACGGGTCTAGTCCTGATAACGCTTCGATTTGCCTAATGTCAGCCTCTGTTTCATCGGGGTCTCTCTCTTGCCCCTCAGTCCTACTAACTAATTGTGCTGCTGACGCCTGTGCGTCACCGCCTTCACCTTCTTTACTCTGTACCTCCGAAAACGGCAAGTCCTCTTCTCCTTGCTTGGTGTTTTCAGCTACTGCTTCATCTTTTGACATAAATTATTTTTTTTATTAATACTCGCAAATATAGGCAAGGGTTACTAATTCGCAAAATTTATTAGCTTCTCGGCTCTATCGCCCCCTGTGCCTGATATTTCATTTTTTCTCTTTCGTTTTTAGCCCCTTCTTTTATAATTGTTTTGTCTATATCGCTTTGAATTTTTTCGTTTTCAAGCTCATTTTGTCCAGCTATAGCTTGGTCTTCTGTTGCTTGCTGCTCGGCAGCCAGAGCTATATTTTCTTCTTCTGCTTGCTGTGCTAATGCTGGCTGCATTTTCGCTCTTTCGTTTTGTGCCTGTAGCTGTTCTGCTTGGTAGTCTCTCATTGCTTTTGCCACCATGTTCGCGTCTGCTCGGTTAAACAGGTTTGCTACCCTTGGCTGGTCTAGCATTCCTGCCTGCATAAGCGTAAACAGGAGGTTGTTGGCGTTAGCTACTTCACTTTCTTCTCCTTGCTTTCTTTTGATAAAGGCTCGGAAGTCCTCCATCATCATTTCTTTTGTAATAACTATCGGAACTGCCCCTTTGTCTCCAACCATAGTCGCCAGCTTCCTTGGGTTGTCAGCATATATTCTTTTTCCTACGGTTGCCATGTGCTGATATGCCCCCGTAAGTATTGATGTTAGCGCCCAGTAGAACGGCTCTTGTACTAGTGAGCCTCTTTGTATTTGCGCTTCTACTACTCCCACTAGCGCATCGGACGTTCCCAGCGTTCCTGTCATAGACTCATTTATTCCCGTAACGTCCTGCATTGAGGTTTGCATTTCTTTAATAACATTAAAGAGCGCCATTGTTCCTTGTCCTAAGTTGGCTCCGTATTGTCCTATTGCGTTTTGTACGCTTCCTACTCTGGTGGTGTCTACAAATATTGTTTTAGACTTGTTTACGTTTCTGTGTATATTCTCCTCACCGTCTCTTGGGTCTACCGCATCTTTAGCTATTACTGTTCCGCTTCCTCTCATATTGTTAATATGTGATTCGGCAACAGATAGTGTTCTATTGATAAATCTCTGCGGGTCTATTGCATCATCTATAGGCGAGAGAATCTCTCCTTTGTCGTATGCCCACGTGTAGCATTTATATGGGAATTGCACGTTAGAGGGGTCTAGCTTTCTTTTTTCCTGAAACGGAACCTCTCCCCACTCAAGGATTATATCCTGTGCTGTTCCAACCCCCACTTCTTCTTTGGGTATAAATATGCAATACCTAAGCACATCGACATATACCTTAGCTTTCTTCTGTCCTTTTTTCAGGATTTTTTTGTAGGCATTTTCTGGCGGCTCTATAAGGTCTTTGTCTGTGTAGTCTGATTCCTCGTGGTTTATTCTTGTAAAGTATGGGTATCCGTATGGGTCTTTTACGTATCCATACTCTTGTATTTCCATATCTTTCCAATAGACTTCATATACAGGAACCTTTGCTCCTCCAACGGAGTAGTAGTTGTTAATAAGTCTGTGAATATCTATACTTTCGTTAACGGAATACCTTTCTATTGCCTGTACTTCTTCTTTGGAAAGGTTTTGGTATCTTTCTAGGATTGCGGGAACGTCTAGGTAGTACCATTCTCCCATGTATTCGGCATCGGAGAGGTCTGGTTTTTTTGCGCTAAGGTCGAAGAAGAAGAACAGCGGGTCTACGCTATCGCCTATATAATTTTGGTTTTGCTCGTACCCCTTGTATATTCCGAGCCCGCTTATTGCCAAGTGTTTTGTTATTACGACTTTTAGCTCATTAATATTAATGTCGTCTTCTATAAATTGAAGCAGGTGGTTCATAGACTCGTTGTAGTCGTCTATAAACGCATTAGCGAACAGCTCTTCTGTTTCCTGCGGGGTATCTCCTATTGCTACGCTATCCTTTACCAGCCCTTCTTGTTCTGGGAATTGCTCTACTATTCCTTCGTAGTACTTTAGCCTGTTCAGCTCCCTGTCTTTTCTGTCTATCACGAATTGCGATGTGCTCTCTACTCCAGCGTCATAGTCCAGCCTTACTGCGTTTCCGACATACTGTTCTACCATGGGTCGGATAAGGTTTTTGGCTATTTTCAGTCTGTTTCTAACGTCTCCAGATTCGTCTAGGAAGAACGCTTCTAGGTCTTCATCATATATCCACTGTCCGTCACCTCCTTTGTAGAAGCTCCAGTTGACAAGTGTTTTTGTAATGTACCTTCGTTGCAGGGGGTGATTCATTGAGCTAAGAGCCCACCTGCCGTATTTAACGTGGTAGTCTTTATCTTTTTTATCGTTGAGCCTGTTTGGGCGGTTGGACTGATAGGTTACGAATAGAGGCATTACTTGATGATTTTAAGGTCTGATATACTAGCTGTTACTTCTGTCTTTCTTCTCGTCCTTCCTTTTGCTGTTACTTTAACTCCGTATCCCCCTTCCATACGTTTAACCATATCTGGCATTTCTGATGAAATTTTAATAATCAGTTCTGAGTATTTTTTTCTTTCATCGAAATCCATTGCTTCCATGTCCCTTTGTGACACTTCAATAATTTCATTTAATCTATCGAATATATATTCTGTAGAGAATTTAGCCCTTAGCCTAACGCTCGGGTTGAATGTTGCCATTCTTTGTATTCCGAGTAGTATATGGTCTGGCAGGTCTCCCTCCAGCATTTTTTTAACATCTTCTCTCTTTTTTGCTACTTTTCCGAATGACATCTCTATGCCTCTTGTGTAGCGTGTTGCTTTTTTATATTTGGCAATCGGAGAAGTTCTATTGCCAACGTACCAACACAATTTAAGCTCTCTTGCTGTCAGGGGTTTAAATTCGCTATACTCTGCCAGCTCTGGGTAGTCCATTCTCATATCGGACACCTTTGGTTCAAAGAGCGTTAATTCACTCATATTTCTCTTCTTCGTTTAGTTCGGTTTAATATTTTTTCCCTCCTGCTCCTCTGTAGGCCGCCTGCCGTCTTTTCTCTGCTCCAGTATCTTTAAGTAGAGTTTTTTTGCCAGTCTTTTTATTAACAGACTCAAGCCTCATTTCTAATGAATGAGTCGGCTTTTTCTTCTTCTTTCCTCCGCCATTGGCTTTAGACATTTCGTTTTGTGCGTATTCGCTTGTATATCCCATGATTAAGACTTTAAAAAGAGGGGGGATAGCCCCCCTCTAGTTGTTTAACAAATCTAAATTACACTCCTAGGTAATCGGCTACTGGGGTGTGTGTTCCTGCCAAAACAGCATCAATTTCTGTTTCAAAGGCCGCGTAGTTAGTAGCTCCTGCGTCCACGAACATAAGAACGTGTGCTGGGAATGCTACTGCTCCACCGCTTACTGCGTTGTTGCGAAGGAAGTCACTAAAGTCAATACGCCATGTTGTGTATGTAGCTGTTGGGCTACTTTTCGTAGGCGCTAATGCTTCAACGATTGCTGGTGTTCCTGCTGGTGCAACGTAAGGGGTTGTAACGGTTTCTGCTCCATCAGACTCTGTGCGGAAGTCGCCAGTAGCAACATCGTCAAGAGTAAGTCTTAGTGAGCCTCCAGCGTTAGAAGCTGTAACCTTAGCTCCGCTATCTAAGTTGATGCGAGCTAACAGCAGGTCAACTAAGTCTGATGCTGATGCTGGGGCTGTTCCTCCTGTCCAGATAACATATTCCCGAATAGGAATAATTTCATCTGCTTCGGAAGAAACGCTTCCAGAAACGGCTGCGTTACTTGGAACTACTACTGCCACTCTGTATTGGTGGTCAGCGAGTAGTGCTACTCCAGCGTAGTCATAGTCTTTTACTGATGCTGTTCCAGCAGCGTAAGCTATTTTTTCAGAGCTGGTAGCGTCAGAAAGTTTAATTGGTGTTGTTAGGTCGTCAGTTCCGTCATTGAGGTTATATTTTCCTCCTGACAGTACTGAGTCTGCGGCAGCGGCCTGAATTGTATTCAGAACGGCTACTTCTTTTGGTGAATGTGGCATAATAATTAATTGTTTTTAGTTACACAGAACCTTATGGTTCAGTGGTGGCTTAACACCAACACGGTGCATTTGGACAAATATACTTAAATTTTGAATTGTCAAAATTCAGACTTGGTTTTTGATATACCTTCTTACTTTTCCTGTTTTCTTATCTACTTCTGCCAGCATAAGTTTAAAGTTGGTATCTGCGTTTTGAACGAATCTTCTTTCGGTAAGTTTCACATGTTCGGAGTCCACGTCTGTTTGTCTTGGTTCGTATCTGGCGTGTATTTGTGCGTTGAGGTATGCGAATACTGTTGAGAATATAACATCATCGAAGTCATATCTCATGTCTGCTGCCTGAAATCTTGTTTGTCTGAGCGTTGCTGCTCCTCTAAGGTCTTTTTCCACGAATGTTTTTAGCTGTATAAAGAACCACAGCATATAGATATTTTCTGCGTATGCGTCACAGAGCTCTATAATTTTATTGGCTATATGTCCTGCTGTGTTTGTTCTGTTGTTTATCCCCCACCATTTCCCTGATGGTGTTTGCATAAATGGCGGCAGGGCGGAGTTAGGGACTTGCCTTCTGCTGTATCCTTTCATTTCCTGATAGTCCACGTACATATCTCCGATATTACTTTCTGTTAGTTCTTTCACTTCTGTTCCATCGGAGTCGTAGTACAGTCCTAGCAGTAGGCATTGCAGGTAGCACTCTTTAAACTTTTTCGTTCTCCAGAATACCGTTGCGGAGATAGTATTTGCGTATCCGTCCCATATTGTGCTACTCATTTTCGAGTGTCCTGTTTCGGAATTTATAGGGTCTGTTCCCTGATAGTACCTGTACTCCCAATTTTTTTCTGGGTGTTGGAATATGCATGCTGTTGTTCTGACATCGGACATTCCAGAGGTGGGTATCCATTTAGCTCCAGAGACATGAAATGGCGTGTCTAAGTCTGGCGTTGGCTGTGAGGTGTCATATACGGGTTCAAAAAATCCAAACTGCGGCTGTTGCTGCTCGTCTATTTGGTTTATCCTAAGTATATGTTTATTTATTTCTGCTATAGGCAGTATTGTTTTTGCCGTTCTAAGGAACATATCTTCCATAGACAGTGGGTAGTGCTGATGAAACTGCACTTTACTTTTTTCCCCTTCTGCCCCTGATATACTGTAATAGACTTTTTTCTCTTGGTTGTATATCTTCTCCGTCATTCCCTCCCTTGCAAAGCAGTCGAAAAACAGCGGAACTATACCGTACTCAAACTTCCTGTCTTTCCATGCTTGCATAGCTGCTTTAAACTGAGCCTCGAATACTGCTCCTGCCTTATCCATCTGTCCTCCCGTTCCCCAAGCTATGAGCTGCCTTCTCATTTCCATTTTCTTTGTTTCGGGATTAAAAAAGAAAAGGGTAGGCCTCCCTTCATTCATCATTTGGGTAAAAATATCTATCAGCCCTACCTCGTCAATAAGCGTTAAGTTGGGGGAGCCCCCGTTTATAGCGTCTATCTTTGGTGTTACTACCTCTATCCTTGAGTTGGTTCCTTCGGTGCTGCCCTTTTTCGACTTATCCATTAGAGAAAGCATGTTGTGGCTGTCGTTATACACATTTTCCCTAAACCACTCTGGTATCATACCAAACGCCCAGCGAATCTTATCCCTGTAAATTTCCTCCCCTTTCTCCTTGGTGTGCGTGATAAACTTCGTAAAATAACTGTCCATAAAGTTTACCCTCTTGCATGCCGCAAGACCCATTGTGGAGGTAAACCCTATCTGTCTTGCCTTGCCAATAAGAGAATTATACCACGAGTCTACCAAAAAAAGAAGTATCTGCTGCGCCTTCCAAGCCTCATAACTAACCTCACCGCCAGTAACATCTCCCTCCTTTAAAAACCCGTACTTATTAGCAAAGTACAACGTGTTGTCCTTTACCCTCTCCTTCTCCTGAAATATATAGTCAAGCTGGTCTTCCGCATTAGTATAATCATAAATACTGTCGTTGTCACTTAACCAATACTTAGCCTGCTTTACATACAAAGTAAAAGGCTTGTACTTAATCATATTCCTCCACCCTGTATTGATAGAGTCTACCCAATCAATAAATTCTTTAGGATACTGTAATGGCGGGTGAGAAGGAAACCACTCCTCTGTCTTTATCTCCCTAGCTATCTTCTTAACTTTCTTCTTTTTCTTCTCCTCTGGAAAAGGTAAGTCCTCTTCAATTACCTCCATAAATTATCTAGTTTTCAAACATGTCACTCCATAGAACCCCAACACAAACAGCTATCAAAACACCAGAAACTATCACCCCTTGCGCGAATCAACAATAGAAGCCGTATTAATCCTTATCTTCTTCAAATGATATATCTGCCGCTTATGAGAACTAACTAACATACGTATAAGCCTGCCTAAATGTTCGTGAAACTCCTCGGGAGTCATGTTGTCCTTTAAACTATTGCACTCCCTACAACAATAAACCTTGTTGGCTCTGGCGCGTATACCACCCCTGCTCTCAGGTATCAAATGGTCTACAGTCCTGCTGTAATCATCAAGACCCCGCCTGCAATAAAAACACGTTAACTTGTCGGTCTCAACTTTCGCACCGAACACCCTGCCCTTAACCATAAAAATTACTTCCCTAACTTAACCTCTTTTAACCACTTGGGCATCTCAACAGTAGATGAACTCTTGTTAACCTTTACCTGACCGCGAGGAAACCATACACCCTCACCGCCTATACTCAAACAAATCATGTCGCGCTTGTCGTCATCATGTAATATTTCATCGAACTTAACGCCCTTACCCTTGCCCTTCTTATCGGAAGACTTAGGCTCTGTTTCTTTTTTTGCCATATCTAATAAAGTTTAATTTGAAATAACGAAACTACTGATTTTTTTTTAATACCAAATTATTAACCCGCTTTTACTATATTAGCAAAATCGTTCTTTAAATAGCTTGTCTCACTTTATGCTACAATTAGTTCATTAACACAGAAGCCTCCAGCCTTGTTAACCCTAGCTGGGGGCTTCTTGCCTTAAACACTACTACCACCAAACCCTAACTACTCAAGTAACTTAACTACTTACTACTTACTACTTACTACCCACTAAGTACTACTACTACTACTAAGTACTAAAAACATATTAAGAGCTCTTTACTTATTAATATTCCCTTAATATATAAGAACTTAATATATATAAGAACTTTATATTAATAAAAAAAAGAATTACTAGGGTTAAGAAAAGATATATTAATATAATCTTCATTCAATAAGGGATGATTTATGCGTCCGCATACAAAAACCTATGCGTCCGCATACATTTTCTTATGCATCCGCATACTAACTACTAACTAATAGTAGTCCTTTTTTAATACCTATGGCAGTAAAATAATAAAATCGTGTCCGTGGGGGTAGTATATAATATGTTCAGCCCCACCCCTTCGACAACCAAACTGAAAACGGGGCGAAACCAAAGGTCGGGGTGGTCAAACTATCTTTTTTACCCCCCCCCTACGTGTTTTTTAGGGCGTTTCTATGCACTTGCATAGAATTTCTTATGCGTCCGCATGCATTTTGCTATGCGTCCGCATGTGTTTTTATATGCGTCCGCATGGGAAAATAGTTGATTCGTGTGTGTTTGGTATAATTACACCAACCCGCAACTACCTGACCTACAGCTACAAGCAGCTGTACTTCCGCTACTTTCTTTACTTTTTGCGTACTTCTTTTAAATACTTATACTAGTATAAGTAAAGAGTAGTTCGGGAAACTATAACTACCATTGACAACTAGCTGCCAAAAAATACAATGCAAAGCTACTACAAGTAGTAGAAAACTATTGTGAAAGAAATGTTTGGATAATCCGAACTTTTGATATATGTTTGCATCGTTGATTTGATTGATTCGACACGTCTCAAGCCAACTTGTGTATGTGTTGATTGCAAGAGTACGAATGTCCTTGCGTTGCAACAAATCAGTAGAAGTGGTCTACACTACGGAAGTAGTGTAGTTTATCAGCGACATTGGGATTGTAAGTCTGAACACGTAGTGTTACTCAAGCACCTATTCTTATGCGAACCACAGAGTTCGGCTCTACTACTCTACGAGTAGGAAAGCAGTTAATCGCAGGGAAACAAATTGGGCGGCGGAAACGAGGGAGAAAACTCGAACATTAAGAACCCACACGTTGAAACCCCAAGGGGTTAGCGATAGAACTTAGTATAAGTTCTTAGAAGGGAAGCAGAACTACTAACGTAGTAGTAGTTAGGTGTGAAAGGTTACTGGAGTAACCACATGCACTGGCACGAACAAAGAACAACAGACACCTTTGGTGCAGTTCAGTAAGATAAGTCCACCATGCCACCGAACGTAGTTCGATACTACCTGCTACCACTAACCAATAATCATAAACATGAAAAACCAAAAATCACCACAAATGGAAACAACCATCGTAAAAGGTCGCAAGACCTTCGTTGTAACTGTAGACAGTTCCAATGAGAAAACACACAAGTTGAACATTGCTTGCAATGTTAAGGACAAACAAAGGTTTGTCAAGTTCACCTACAAGTCAACGGTAAAGAACATGGCTGAAGGCCATTGCCGTAAAGCGTTTAATGCTTTTTTGAACAAAGCGACTGCCAAGAAAGTAGCCATGCTACTTGGTTGGAGTGAAGATGCACAACCGAAGGTTGAAGGCTGGGTAAAATGGGCAACGAAGACCGAAGATGACATTACACCTTCGGTGAAGAAGTCCACGCCAAAAGCCACAAAGAAGGCTTCACCTGCCAAGCCGAAGGCTACTCCAAAGCCACCTAAAGGTGTTAAGGCTACCGACATGAAAACAACTACGTTGGTTGACGTTGAGCCGAAGAAAACACCTGCTAAAGCAGTTTCTTCAACTCCACCATCTGTTACTCGTAACAGTAGCAACGGCAACCTTGAAAGGTTGATAACTATGGCTGAGAAACAGCAAGACCTACTATTAGCTTTAGCTAATAACCTTTCGTAATTAACCGAAGTTCAATCAAAAGGGGGGGGTGTTTACCCCCCTTTTTTAATACCAAACCTATGCAAAGTCCTATCCTATCCCGTAGCGGTTTAACCGCTTACCAAACAAGCAACGAGTTCATCATTAAAGATGATGATACAGGTCAAATAAGAGGTCGTGCCGAATACAGAGGTCGAATTGTAACTATGTTACACAACCTTTCAAGGCACTGCTGTTTTGAATCGTCCACGTTTAACGTAAAATACTAGTCAAATGAAAACATTTGAGCCACTTTTAAGAGCCTTGGTCAGCACCATATCAGACCGACATGAAGGCGAAGATTACACAACCCACACAGGAGATGAAAACGTCTCCCACCTTGACCACTGCCGAGCAAACCTAAAGGCTTTACGCAGTAAAGATGCTGAACTTGAAGATTTGCTACGTGGTCTGCTTGACGGAAGCCATACAGAAAAATACGTCATTGAAGAACTAAATAAACGCCAAGCATAAGAATGGCGCAAGAAAAAACTATCTAATTAGTTACACCCTGAACAAAGTGAAGGGTATAACTAATTAAAAACTAACCAAACAAAAACCCAAAAAAAAGACCTATGCAAAACGAAGAATTTAATTTCTATTCTTCCATAGAAATGGAAGATAGATGCCTAGAAGATTACGCAAGAATTTGTTGCGAAGAAATGCAAGAAGAACCTTCCATAGTAATGGAAGAAAGCCGAGAAAGTATAGTCCATGAAGGCTCATTCCCTTACGAAGCGACTATTTTAGCCGTAATCGCAATAGCCTTTATAGGCTTGATAATTTACAATATTGTTACATTCGGAGTACCTGCTATTTAGCAGGTGTTCCACAAATGTTGATAGTGATATGGATACTGCAATACTAGGTACACTCTCCTGTTGCTGTGTAACAGCAGGGTACTTTCTCTTTACAAGAGCAACCAACAAAGTAAACAAGGCAGGCGCACTGATACTAATTTCGTACTTTTTGCTTGTGCTTGGATTCGTAATTTTTAATATATTAACGACATGAAAACGCTTACCACATCATTTATTGCCCTAAATAGGGCAAAGGCAAGGCACTTTGACCTTGAGTTTTCTTTGCGCCATTGTCAATACATTGACCAAGAAGCATGGGACATGGACGTTCTCGATGAACAGCTATACCGTAGCGCAATTAAAGACCTTGCCGAACACATAAACATAGAACTCTCTAACAACCCCATATACGCAAATTAGTATCAACATATTTTTACTTGTGAAAATATGTTAATACTATACCGAGCGCGTGTAAACCCCAAGTCGAACCAATTTCCCATGAATGTAGACCGAACGGAATGAAGGTTGGGTGCATAAATATACCACACGAAGAAGTTGTTAAAATCGCAAAAGAATTAGGACTATGAAAGATATAAAAGCCATATTGGAAAACGAAATACTAACGTACATAATCCCACGCAACTGGGCGTTTGTACTTGCTGAAAAGTATGACGACACGAACCAAAGAAAGGTGGAATATGTAAGGCAGTGGTCTATAGAAGATGTTTACCACTACGTAGATTGGGTTAACAGAATGAAAATAATGTACCGCGCAAGAGACGAGGACTTTGCCACAGTCATAGACTACATAAAAAACTTGCCCAACGAAGCAATAGAAGAGTGTTTAATGAACGCTTAACCACCAAATTAAATTTATTTAATAACCACTAAAACCTATGCAAATGATAGTTGAATTATCATCGGTTGGAAACCCCGACCACAGACAAAACCCATACGCACCGCTTTTTGGTTGCGAAAAAGACAACGAAGTTCGCGTACAGTCATTCAAACAGGCTAGTGAAGCCTGTAGGTCTTTCATAGACAATAATGATTTAGGTAGCGGAAACTGGAGTGGCGGAGACATCTATGATGATGAACGCCAAAGTATTATAGCATACGTTTCCTATAACGGAAATGTATGGAGAAAAGGAAAAGAAGGAAAAGAACTTTTGTTCGGAAGCAAATACATGTAAAACCATTAACACTTATGCAAATGTTTAGATTTAAAAAGCCTGTGCCAAAGGCAAAATTGGCAACCTACGCAATAAAAATTCGCAACAAGTCTAGCGAAAAAAGAATAAGTTGCTACGAAATGAAAAGCAACGGCTCTATTTGCTCGTTTCACGATGAAAAAGGAATAGCCGTTTTTATTGTCGCTAAGTCCCAAGTAGAATACATACACAGGGAATCGTCAAGCATAGAAGAAAGAGACAAACAACGAGCAGAGGGGGAGTTCACCGATGCAATAGAAAATGTCTATAGAGACAATAGCGGACTGTTTAGCGCTACTAATCTCCATAACAAAGCATCACTAATGCTTATAGATATGCTCAAAAAAGAAGGTGTCTTCTCTTTTGTGGGAGAGAGGCCAGGCTGCTTATCAGTCCATTATAGCAAAGACAAACAGAGACTAGAACGCCAACAAATATTGGTGCTTGAAGAAGCAAGAGCAGATGCACTCAGGTATGCAGCCGTCATGTTCTCGGAAGTGCAGTACCATGATACCGTAGACGGGCTAGAAGAGTACATAGACAAGCAGGGACAATCATACAAACTTGTGTACACAACAGAAGGACACAACGGAAAACAAGCAAGCCTGTATATGTCGGGAAGCGGAAGGGGTTGGTGTTATGAAGATTTCGAGGGTGAATTTTGCAGGGCAGGTAAATATTGTGAAGAAAATGACAACGATGTAGACATAACCTGCGAACAGTTTCTTCGATTAATATAAATCTTATTGTTAATAAGTTAACACAATCTGAACATAGTGAAGATTATGTTAACTAAAAACCTATGCAAATGCACAACTTGAATGCAGTGGCGCGTTACGTAAAAGCTAGTGGCGCAACCACAACCAAACAAATAGAAACAACGGTAGAAGTAAGGGAGGAAATCCCAACAAAAACAGAGACAAAAAAGAGTTATGCCGTAGGCATTGAGGCTCTCGTCCTTCTGTTCTTTGTCGTGGCTTTTGCCTGTTGGATTATGTATAACGTAGTTACATTCGGGATTCCCGTAGCGTAACAAAAACCTATGCAAAAATGGAATATAAACTATGTGATATGTTCGTAGAATTTCTGGTTTATGCAGAAAACAACGGCAGCAAAATAGCAGGTATGATTCGCAACAAGCAGTACCTGCAAGAGCCGTTGCCTATCAGCTATATTTGTATATCGGAGGAAAACCCATACTACCTGTCATACCTGACAGAAGATAGGCTTAACAACCTTGCCGATGCACAAATATGGGCAGGCGGTGTTAACTCTAAGCGGTTTCATGGGAAGCCTGCGAAAGTAGCGCGAAAGTTGCTCGACTTTGACAAGGCAGGAATCGTTGATTCGGACTGCGAAACATTTACCAACATGCTACGTGCCTACTCAACAGCTAACGGAAACGGAAACGAGCCGAAGTACACCTTTAAAAGAGTGTATGGAGAATCCATACGGAATTGGTATCACGAAAGTAGGTACTCAACAAAGTATGGCTCGGAAGCTAGTGGCTCTCCTTGGAAGTCTTGCATGAGGGAATGTCAACACCAAAAATACCTTGACATACTTGTTCGTAACGATGTGGGTATGCTCGTCTTATTAGACGAGGAAGAAAAACTGCTAGGCAGAGCCTTGCTTTGGAAGGCACGTTCTTCTGGCGGAGAGGAATACAAGGTAATGGACAGGATATACGCTTGCAAGGAAG